CATCCGACCACGGGTGCAGCAATCCAGTCACCCTATGTGGCGATTGCGAACACTTACATGACGCAGGCGAACCGGCTGTGGTCAGAGATATTCCAGATTGTCAAGGAGAACTGCTCCGGCGAATACGGCGGTGAGAATCCGCAGGACGATATCATGGAACGTCTGCTCTGCGCAAGACAAGGAAATAACTGATGGAGGTAACAATGGTAATCGCAAAAGTAATCGCAAAAGTAATCGTGGACAGAACCTCCATCCGGGTTGTCTCCCGGCACAAGATTCCCAAGGGAATCATCGGCGGAAAGGTTCAAATCGAATATGCAGATGACGCATGGAACGGACTCACGAAAACGGCTGTGTTTCAGGGATGCGTTACCAAGGATGTGGTCGATATCGGCTCGGATGTGACAATACCAGTTGAAACTGTCGCGCATTCCGGTTTCATGCTTTTCTTCGGTATCTATGGTGTGGATGTGGAAAATGAAATTGCTGTACCGACAATATGGATTCCGCTCGGGATGGTACAAAAAGCCGCCGATCCTTCGGGAGATACTAGCACTGATCCCACCCTTCCCGTCTGGGCACAGCTTGAGCAGAAATACGAGAAGCTGCTGTACATCGCGGACAATCCGCCGGAATCGGTTTCCGTCAGTGACTGGAACGCCGCCGAGACGGAACCGGGTCATGTTCTCAACCGTACCCACTGGACAGAAACCGTGAAATCCGACACCACCTTTGACGGAGATATAACCGGACGTGACACCGTGATGATTGATGACGGAACGTATCTTGTGAAGATGTCCGATCAGATTCTGACAGCGGAAGATCTCTACGGTCACACAGTCACCGTTTACATGAGCGGCGAAGATCCGAACGAAATGACCCTTGAACTCACAGAGGATAATGTCACCGATATGAATCCGAACGGTGTTCCCGCTGTTATGGCAAATGAAGCTCTCTGGTGTGTGCAGTCGGATTTCAGTGTGGATGGCATCTCTATGAAAGCAGGGGTCTATTTTCTGTGTATGTACATGGACGGTGTTCCGGCTGCCTATGTCAAATCGACATCCTGTCTGGACGGCGTAAAAGAAGTGGTTCACAAGCTGGATAGCAAATACCTCGACATGGAATGGTGTGCGAGTGTCAGAGACGGAATCGAGGCGGTTTTACCTACAGCGGAACAGCAGTTTCAGGGTAAATATTCCCGTCAGAGCTTCATCTTTACACTCGAAGGCGAAAAAACATACCGGGTTCTGTGGGACGATACTTACTATACGTGTACTGCCGCAAAAGTTCAGAGCGGATATGCGACAGTCAATTATATCGGCAACGGCAGGCTGTACTCAGACGATCTGCCTGAAACGGATGAGCCTTTCTGCATATACAGTATCGATTTGCTGGGAACCCCGCTTTCCGCTAAAATGCAGACCAATGCATCGGATGCTTCTCATACGGTCGGTATTGAGCAGATCGGGAAAGTGAATAACAGAATTCCATATAATTTTCTTCCCCGTGTATATGTCATGCCGACGGATCTTGGCTTTAACGAGGTTCAACTGGATGAGCTTGAGGAAGCGGAAAGGGTCCTTCACCACGGAGGAAAGGCGTATGCACGGCACAACAATTCGACCTATCAGGTCATACAGGCGTATCGTGATGCGATTGACGACCAGTACCATTCGCTCAGCATCGCAGGCAGTTCAAAGTATCTGATGTGGAGCAAGGAGCGCGGATGGACAGGATTTTCGCCCAATGAATTTGTTATTGCAACACCGGATTACCGCATTGAGAACGGTGCAGTGGAGTCCGGTAAGAAGTTCAGATTCACCGTGGATGAGACAGGAACGCTGAAAACCGAAGATGTGAGCGATACCATGTAACCAAAGGAGAATGATAATGTTTGAAAAAGTAAACCCGTCCCATCCGGACAAGATTGCCGACCGCATCGCCGGTGCACTTGTGGATATTGGGTACGAAAAAGTGCGTGATCCCAAGATTGCCGTGGAGGTACTGATCGGTCACGGGGTGTGCCATATCATTGCGGAGACATCCGTGCATCTGTCTGTTGAGGATGTGACCGCAGCCGTACACCGCATTGCCGGTGAGAATTTCGCTCTGGACTATGTCGAAACCGCGCAGGACAGTCATCTCGCCCACAATCAGCAGGACGGATTCCGATGCGGCGACAACGGCATCTTCAAAGGCACTCCCGTCACTGAGGAGCAGAAGCATCTCTCGGAAATCGCCCGACTGCTGTACCGGCTGTACGGCTCAGACGGAAAGTACATCAAGGAAGGTGACCGACTGATCATCTGCCAGAGCAATGCAGACAGCAATGATCTGAAGAAAATCTTCCCGAAAGCGGAGATCAACCCTCTCGGTAACTGGACTGGCGGTACGGATGTGGATACCGGTGCGACCAACCGGAAGCTTGGCAGTGATATGGGCGATTCCCTCACGGGAGGCGGTCTGCACGGCAAGGACCTGTCCAAAGCGGATGTCAGCGTGAACATTTACGCCTGGCTTGAAGCACAGCGAACCGGAAAGACTGTGGAACTGTGCTGTGCCATTGGAGACGAAACCGTGAACGGTATTCCTTACGAAAAAATCGTAGAAACAGCGAGAGCGTTCGTTTCTGAACGTGGCGGCTTTGAAGCCTTCGCTGAGTGGGGTCTGGTATGGTAATTGAAAAGAAAAACACGGCAGCTCTTCTGCCTGCGGAATACAATCCGCGAAAAGATCTGAAACCGGGGGACGCCGAATACGAAAAGCTGAAACGCTCCATTGAGCAGTTCGGATATGTCGAACCGGTCATCTGGAACAAAACCACCGGTCGTGTGGTCGGCGGTCATCAGCGGCTGAAGGTTCTCATCGACATGGGCATCACCGAAGTTGACTGTGTCGTGGTCGAACTTTCCGAGGAGAAAGAAAAGGCACTCAACATCGCCCTCAACAAGATTTCCGGCGAATGGGACAAAGAAAAACTGGCTCTGCTCATCACCGATCTGCAGGGGGCAGATTTCGATGTATCTCTCACCGGTTTCGAGCCTGCCGAACTTGATGACCTGTTCAAGGACAGCATGAAGGACGGAATCAAGGATGACGACTTCGATGTAGAATCCGAACTGAAGAATCCCACGATTACGAAGCCGGGAGATATCTGGACGCTCGGCAGACACCGGCTGATCTGCGGGGACAGTACCCTGCCACATACATACGAGATGCTGATGGGTGACACCAAAGCGAACCTCGTCATCACCGATCCGCCGTACAACGTCAACTACGAAGGCTCTGCCGGTAAGATCAAGAACGACAACTTGGAGAACGATGCCTTCTACGGTTTCCTGTTCAATGCGTTCGTGAATATGGAACACCACATGGCGGACGATGCGTCCATCTACGTTTTCCATGCGGATACCGAAGGACTCAACTTCCGCAAGGCGTTCTCCGATGCGGGGTTCTATCTGTCCGGAACGTGCATCTGGAAGAAACAGTCCCTCGTTCTCGGACGATCTCCGTACCAGTGGCAGCACGAACCGATACTGTTTGGCTGGAAAAAGCGTGGGAAGCACCTATGGTATACCGGACGGAAGGAATCGACCATATGGGAGTTTGACAAGCCGAAGAAGAACGGCGACCATCCGACCATGAAGCCGATCCCGCTTCTGGCGTATCCGATTATGAATTCGTCTATGAGCAATACCGTGGTGCTTGATCCGTTCGGCGGTTCCGGTTCTACGCTGATTGCCTGTGAGCAGACGGATCGGATTTGCAGGACGATTGAGTTGGACGAGAAGTTCTGCGATGTCATCGTAAAGCGGTATATTGAACAGGTTGGGAGTTCCTCCGAGGTAACAGTTCAGCGGGATGGACTGACATATACCTATGATGAACTTGCCGCCGATCAGGATGAAGAAATTCCGTTGTTTTGAGGTACGCATATGACCGAAAATACAACTTTGACCCTCGGCAGTCTGTTTGACGGCTCCGGGGGTTTTCCTTTGGGCGGTCTGCTCTGTGGCATCACTCCTGTTTGGGCTTCGGAAATCGAACCGTTTCCCATTCGGGTAACCACAAAGCGTCTGCCTTTCATGAAACACTACGGAGATATATCTTCGATGGATGGCGCGAAGATCGAACCCGTAGACATCATCACTTTCGGCTCTCCCTGTACCGATATGTCGGTCGCAGGAAAACGAGCCGGTCTGGACGGCAGACAGTCCGTTCTATTCTATCAAGCCATCCGAATCATCAAGGAAATGAGGTGTGCCACCGATGGCAGATACCCGAGATACATCGTATGGGAGAATGTGCCGGGTGCCTTCTCCTCCAATAACGGCGAGGACTTCCGATGCGTCCTTGAAGCGGTCTGCGTCATCGCGGATGAAACCGTTTCTGTTCCTCGACCTGCGAAATGGCAGTACGCCGGAGAGATCGTGGCAGACGGATATTCCGTCGCATGGCGAACCTTCGATGCGCAATACTGGGGAGTCCCCCAGCGCAGACGTCGTGTCTACCTTGTCGCAGATCTTGCAGGCGGGAGTGCCGGAAAAGTATTATTTGAGTCCGAAAGCCTGTCAGGGTATTCTCCGCAGAGCTTCGGCGCGTGGCAAGATACTGCCCGCCGTATTGCAGACGGCTCTGGAACAGCAAGCCTGTGTTTGAATGACCAGGGCGGCAGCCGGATGGATGTCACCGATGATGTGACGGCAACGCTCCGTGCGGAAGCACATCATCCGCCCTGTGTTCTGGAATCTGCAGGGTTCTGTACCGAGCATTCCGCAAAAAGCCGAAGCATTGGATATGAAAAAGAACGGTCACCGACCCTCCGTGCCGGAGTCGTACCTGCTGCTGTGTATGAAAATCACAGTCAGGACACCCGCTACACCGGTCCCATAGGAGTCGCACCGACTGTGGCTGCAACCTTCGGAACCGGGGGTAATAATCAGCCGTTCGTGGTGAACACCGCTTACGGTATCAGTGCCAAAGACAGCAATGCCATGAAATCGGATAATCCCCACAGCGGAATCTATGAAGCCGATACTTCTCGTACCATTGACGGCAATGGAGGAAATCCCTGCTGTAACCAGGGCGGCATTGCCGTGGTGGAAAGCTACGCACTGCAGGGTTCAATGATCGGTCGGAAGGATGAGAATGGTCCGAACGGAGACGGTATCAATGAGGATGTCAGTTTTACCCTGAATACGGTTGACCGTCATGCGGTTTGCACTCCAACCTACAGTGCAAGCAAATCTTCTTTCTTTACTTCAGCTGAAATAGAACTGGCGAATACCCTGGTGGCATCGGATTACAAAGACCCTCCGCTTATCAACGATAACGAAATCGTATATTCCGTCCGTCGATTGACTCCCACCGAATGTGCAAGACTGCAGGGATTCCCGGACTGGTGGTGTGATGATCTTGGTACGGTGAATCCGACCGATGCGGACATTGCTTATTGGACGGAAGTCTGGGAAACCCACCGCAGGATCGTTGATCCCGATGTGAAGCCGAAATCACAGAAACAGATCGTGAAATGGCTGAAATCCCCTCATTCCGATGCCGCAGAATACAAAATGTGGGGTAACGGCGTAGCTCTGCCGAATGTGGTGTTTGTACTGTCCGGTATTGTATGGGCAATAAAAAACGAGGAAACAGCCTGACCGTCCCCCCGTTCCATATTCAGTTCTTGCGTGTCGGTTTGACATTCACATCCGGTTTGATCTCGCCTTCAATCTTTCCGTGCTCGTCCTCAAACTTTTTGATGTTCTCGCGGATCAGCACCAGAATGTGGCTGTTCACCGAACGTCCTTCATAATCCGAAACGAACCCCAGTTTTTCCAGCATTTCTTCTTCGATCCGGATGGAAACACTCTTGATAGCCATACAAACTCTCCATTTCAGATATATTGTATATTTATTTTATATCTGCTGTGTGCTATAATGTTGTAAACAGATATACCGTATATCTATAATATTTTCCGTAATGGAGGAGTTTATGAAAACAGCTGTGATCGGATCGAGAGGGATCGTCATTGAGAATCTGGGGAATTACCTGCCGGAAGGAACAACGGAAATCGTGTCGGGCGGCGCGAAAGGTGTGGACACCTGCGCAAGAGAATACGCTCTCGCAAACGACATCCCGCTGACGGAATTCAAACCGGAGTACAGCCGTTACGGCAGAGGTGCGCCGCTGAAACGGAACATCACCATCATCGAATATGCAGATGTGGTTCTGGCCTTCTGGAATGGTAAGTCGAGAGGAACAAAGTTTGTGATTGATGCCTGTACGGAACGCGGGATTCCGGTGAAGGTACATATTATTGATGAATAATTGTGCATAACGTAGAATGTCATAAATCTGCCGCAACCCCCTTTCTAATTCGGTAGTATATATATCACTCTAAACTACAGAAATAGCAAGGGGGTTGCGGCAGATTTATGACATTCTACATTGTGCACAAGGTTCGAAACGCTTGTAATGCAGACAGGCTTATGATATAATTGAATAATGGTAAATTAGAAATCAGAATTTACAGAAAGAAGTAAAAAATGAAAATTGTATCATGGGAAAACATTCTCGCAGCGCATTTACCCTCTGACGCTATCAGGGATACCGCTGCATCGGAAAAATATGCCGCACATCTCGACGAACTGTTCAACGTCATGGATCCCGCCCGTATCAGCGATGCTTACAGCCGTGCGGTATCCGATGGCGATTACGCTGCTGCGGTCCATCTTCTGGCGGACTACTACCGTACAAAGCCTGCCGTACCTGTGGGCTATCTTGTGGCAATCGGCTCGTCATATCCGGATGCAGCCGACCGTGCAGTGGACGGGTATATGCGTGAGGTCAACCGCGATTGGCACTTTGAAAACGGCGATATCGATTTTCTGTTTGATCCGACCGCATTGGAAGGTCCGCGCAACCACGAGTGGCTGTGGCAGCTGAACCGTCATAGCTGGTGGAAAACGCTTGCCAACACCTATACCGCCACGAAGAATGAGATCTATGCATATGCATTCCGCAAACAGCTTCTTGCCTGGATTGCACAGACCGATGTACCGGAAACCTGGAACGGTCCGGGCAGTGCATGGCGTACCATTGAGTGCGGTATCCGTCTGCTCGGTTCATGGCAGGTTGCCTTTGACGGTTTCCGTCATTCTGAGGGACTGGATGATGTGTCCCTGCTGTTGATGATCGCTTCTATGCACCGACAGGCCTGTCACCTGATTGCCCATCCGACACAGAAAAACTGGCTGATGATGGAAGCCAACGGTGTCTATACGTTTTCCGCACTCTTTGGTGAGCTGACCGATGCGGAATCCCATCGCCGTACTGCCGCGGAATGGCTTCTGCGGGAAACACGCTCGCAGATCCTGCCCGACGGTATGCACAATGAACTGTCTCCGGACTATCAGCTTGTTGTGTTTGGCTGTGCGGCGGACTTTTACAGCCTTGCGCAGGCACTTGGATACGGAGATGAAATTCCCGCTGATTTTGCGGATCTGATCCGCTCGACCGTGGATGCCGCAATTGCGCTGTCAACACCGGCCCTGACCCAGCCGCGCACCAATGACTGTTATACCATCCATCTGCAGCGTTATACAAGAGGTGCGGCGGAAGTGCTCGGCGATACATCCGTGTACCGCTATTTCAACAGCAAACGAACAGAGGGAACACCACCTGCCGGCAAGACTGCTTCCCGATATCTGCCGTATGCGGGACTGGTCGCGATGCGCTCCGGTTGGGATGCTGATGCGGCCTATCTTTGCTTTGACGTAGGACCGCTTGGAATGGCGCACATTCATCAGGATATGCTGAATATCCATCTGTACCGCGGTGATGAAGAACTGATTTACGATGACGGCGGCGGACAGTATGAGATTTCCGAAGTGAGGGGTTATGCCCTGTCCTCCCTTGCGCACAATACCGTATCCGTCGACGGTATGCCGCAGAACCGGACCGCACCGTATCAGTACACAGAGCCGTATGATGCGCACTTTATCAGCTGTGATGCGTTCGACTATGCAGAAGGTGTTTATGACGATGCATTCGGACAGACAAAGCCTGCATCACACACGCGTCAGGTACGTTTCTGCAAACCCGGATTTTTCGTGGTTCGTGATACGCTTGCATCGATGGATGGGGACGCGCATAATTATGAGCTGCTGTTCCATATGGATACCACACAAGTCCGTCGGACGGATGCATATCCCGATGCAGTGATGACCGATTTCGGCCGCAAATACGATCTTCTGATGGTTGCACTGGACGATGCGGGAACTGCTGTGGAAACGCAGATTGTTACCGCACAGACAGAACCGCGGATGCGCGGCTGGTATAACGGACGCAACGATCAGGATCTGCATCCGTCGACAACGGTATCGCGCAGTGTCCATGACGTGAAAGATATCCGTTTCACAACGCTTCTGTTCCCGATGCGTGCGGGCGATCCGATACCGGTTGTGGATGTTTCCGCCAATGGTGAGGTACAGGTGACGTTTGAGGGCAAGTCGTATGCGTTCTGTCTGGATGCACTCGATCGATAAATTTGAAGACGAACACGGCAAGATCGAAGGCGACATCAAGCCGGATGTGAATGTAAAGCCGACACGAAAGAACTGAATAAGAGCGAGGAGATGGTTAAGTTGTTTCCTCGTTTTCTTTTGCGATTTCATCATAAGTATACGTCAGCCCATCCCGCTGAACCGTAACTCCTGCAGAACTGCCCACCTGTTCGATATACCTCTTCACGATCACATCACAGAACTTCTCGTCCAGCTCAATCGTGCGGCAGATTCTGTCGGTCTGCTCACAGGCGATCAGCGTAGAACCGGACCCGCCGAACGGATCAAGCACCACGGTGTTGCTTATGGAAGAATTCATAATCGGATACGCCAGAAGCGGGATCGGTTTCATGGTCGGATGATCGCCGTTTTTCTTCGGCTTGTCGAATTCCCAGATGGTCGATTCCTTCCGTCCGGTGTACCACAGATGCTTCCCACGCTTTTTCCACCCGAACAGTACAGGCTCATGCTGCCACTGGTAGGGAGAGCGTCCGAGAACGAGAGACTGCTTCTTCCAGATACACGTTCCGGACAGGTAGAATCCCGCATCGGAGAACGCCTTGCGGAAGTTCAGCCCCTCGGTATCTGCATGGAAAACGTAGATAGAGGCATCGTTCGCCATGAACCGCTCCATGTTCACAAATGCATTGAACAGGAAACCGTAGAACGCATCGTTCTCCATGTTGTCGTTCTTGATCTTCCCGGCAGAGCCTTCGTAGTTGACGTTGTATGGCGGATCGGTGATGACGAGGTTCGCTTTGGTGTCCCCCATCAGCATTTCGTATGTATGCGGAAGGGTGCTGTCTCCGCAAACCAGCCGATGTCTGCCAAGCGTCCAGATGTCCCCCGGCTTCGTGATCGTGGGATTCTTCAGTTCGGATTCCACATCGAAATCGTCATCCTTGATTCCGTCTTTCATGCTGTCCTTAAACAAATCATCAATCTCTGCGGGTTCAAAACCAGTGAGAGACACATCGAAATCCGCTCCTTGCAAATCGGTAATCAGCAAAGCCAGTTTTTCCTTGTCCCATTCTCCGGAGATTTTGTTGAGAGCGATGTTGAGGGCTTTTTCTTTCTCATCAGAAAGTTCGACCACAACACAGTCCACATCAGAAATCCCCATGTCCTGCAGGACTTTGAGCCGTTGATGACCGCCGACCACTCGCCCGGTTGTTTTGTTCCAGATGACAGGCTCGACGTAGCCGAACTGCTCAATGGAGCGTTTCAGCTTTTCGTATTCGGAGTCACCCGGCTTCAAATCCTTGCGTGGGTTGTAATCGGCGGGGATCAGCCGCTCAACCGTGATTTTTTGCAGTTCCATTTCGTCTGTACCTCCGGAGTAATTTATGATATCCCTTGACAGCACCTTCGAGGTCTCCGCTCGCTGCCAGTCCGCGAAGCGTCCGATACTGCTGTTCGGTAAGAATTGTTTTATGCTTTTCAAGCGATTCGTTGAATTTTACGATATTCATCCTTTGCCTTTCCTTGCTTCAAGAAGTCGTTCCATCACGTCATCCTCTGGAGACGCACCGCCGTATTCGCCGGAGCAGTTCTCCTTCACGATCTGGAATATCTCCGACCACAGACGGTTTGCCTGTGTCATGTAGGTGTTCGCAATCGCCACATACGGAGACTGGATCGCCGCGCCCGTGGTCGGATGCTTTGCGAGAAAACCGAGTTCACTGGTTATAGTCTCACACTGAATCCATCGCGCACTTGCCATCGCATACCGTTCGATCAGCTGTGGCGAAACGATAGCGGCACATTTTCGTTTGGCAAGCCATCGCCACACATTTTCGTAAATTTCGGCGGCACAGAGCGTGGAGCCGTCCTTCTGTTTTGCAGAAAGGTAATCGGAAGGCTTCGGCATGACCTGACCTTCCAGATTTGCCGCGCTGTCTTTGAATTCAATGACTGTCAGCGGTCTCTTGCCGGGATTTCCGTCTAGAATCTTATCGGACAACGGCTTTCTTGGTCTGCCGCCGGAGCCGGGTTTCGGTCCCCTCTGTCCCATTTTTGATCACCTCACTTTCCAACGGGGCCTATTCCCCCTAAAACTTTTGCGAATTTTCGCACGCGACCCCACGCCCGTTGCACTTCATGAAAGGTCCCAAGATAAATAGGGCCCTGGCGGTCATGTTCCCATCAACTGTTGATACTGTTCATACTTTATACGCCAGTGATTATTCTCTTGAGACTTTTTTTGCCAGTCTACAGTGAATAACTCTGTCTGCTGACATTTAAGAGAATTACATATCCTGTGCGCTAATTGACAATTAGCTGTGGAATGCTCACCGCCAATGGAGAGTGGGATGATATGGTCTATCGTTC